CCCACTTGATCAACTCGTCAACATCCTCCCCAAGGTTGATCCTGAATTAGTACGGAGTCGAATGAATGGCACGCGATTGGAAAAAAGAGTATAGAGACCGTGCTGAATATCTGAAGTCATACCGTCGCGCTCATAAAAAACAAGATGCAGCACGAGCAAGAGCACGTCGATCAATGGGTGACATTCCTAGTGGTTATGAAGTCGACCACAAAGATAATAACCCAATGAATAACTCCCGTGAGAATCTAAAGATCGTTCCACGTAAAACAAATCGTGCAAAGGGAGCACGTAAGACGAACGCTAAACGGTAATGACTCCCCTACTTCCCTCGCCTGACCACTATCTCCAAAACCTAATAACCATGACAAGCCCTGAAGCAAAGCGTCTGTGGAGACGCGCTATTAAAGAGCACTTCAATTGTCAATGTGTTTACTGCGGAGAAACTTATGACGCTAATGAACTCACTCTTGATCATGTTCGGCCTAAAGCATATGGAGGTTCTGACCTTACATCCAATCTTGTGCCCAGTTGTAGATCGTGTAATCAGGCAAAGGGAAGTCAAAACTGGCTCCAATGGATGAGAGCCACCTTCGGTGAAAACCCAAACAAAGAACAGCTTATTCTCTCTTGGATTAATTAATCATGGTAGTCCCTACTTCTTCTTCTAACCGTAGTAAGCGTAAGAGCACCAAGCCTGTTACTACCGATAAAGGTCGTAGCAACCGAGCCAAGGTTTCTACTGCAAAACCTACTAGTAATGACACACGGGCGGCAAACTCTGGTGCTCGTGTAACTAATGCTAGCCAGCGTGCTTCTTCTGGTTCTGCAAAAGTGACCGGAACTTCTAAGCCTGCTCTGCCTGCTAGGAGTTCTGCATCTGACCTGCAACGCCTCCAAACTGCATCCAAAACCAAGCCTACCCGGCCTGCACCTCGTTCGATGCCACAGCCTAAGGGTAAGCCTGCACTTCCCCCTGGTCAAAAAGGTGGGGCTCTTGTCTCGACCGGTACTCGCCAATCACGTGCTGAAGCTAAGGCAGCTAAGGCAGCCCAGGGCTCAACTGGGCCTAACCGCGTTGGACGTTCTGACGCTCGCCCTGCTCTTCCTCAGGGGCGTAGTGGTGGTGCTTTAGCTCGTACCACTGGTAATGGTGCCTTAGCACGTACTACCAGCTCCGCAACTAGTGGAGCAGGTCGTCTCTTAGGTGGTGCAGGTCGTCTCCTTGGACCTGCTGGCATTGCAGCAGCAATGGCCAGTGAAGTTAAGGCCATGTCCGACCGCAACAAAACCTTTAGCTGGAATCGCCCTAAGGTGAAAGATGACCCCAACGGTCGCAGCAGCCGTGGTGTCAGCACCCCTAAAGGTCGAACTGTCCCTACTGGTAGCCAACAGTACAACGATTACCGCAACAAGCAAATTGCTGATAACCGGGAACGTCTGAAAGGTGTTGGTAATCCCCCCGCATCCAAGCCTCCCAAACCACCTGCACCTACTCAAGATCGGGGTGGTTCTACCCAAGATAGGGGTGGTAACAATGCTCCTCGTCGTCAACCCGGCCCTGCTGCTGACGCTGGCATGAAGAACCAGGACAAGAACTACAAGGGCAGCTACGTCACCAAAACTAAGGAAGAAACAGCTCGTATGACGGCTGCTTCTATGTCTCGTCAACAAGGTCGTAGCAATTTGACCTCTGAAGACCTTAAGCCGAAGCAACAAGAGCCCAAGATGAAGCCCCAATACGAAGGTAATGACGAGCCTGGGCGTCTTGGACAGCGTGAGGTGCCTTCTGGTGTTCCTAAAAAGGACACCAAAGCCCAAACTAAGGTCGCTGAAACCCTTGCAGAACGTATCCGTCGTCGTCGTCTTGGTATGTGATGGAAGAAGAACTCATTATTCTCCAACCTGAAGTCGTAGAACTCCCCTTTAACCCAGAAGTTGTCTACGCTCAAGCTCTTTATGACGTTATTGATGAGGATCTGAACTTCCCCTACTGGGATTGATCCGTTTCGATACACCGTGAGAGGCCTCTGGAAGCCCCTAGAAGGCCTCTCTTTTACTCTTTTGGTATGGATACACCTAAATACCCTCCAATCATCGTTACAGGCCCTCAGAGGAGTGGTACGACCATCGCTACCTACATCTTTGCGGACAAGCTTGGTCTAACTCCTGTCGAAGAGCATCATTTTATCCCCGGCAACGACTACGCCAACTCCATTATCCAATCACCCAACGCTCTTGATGGTTACATCATGCTTCAGCATATGTACCCCGGTGTTCAGTTCTTGTTCGTCAGGCGTTCACCTGAAGACATTATTGCAAGCATGAAGCGTGTCCAGTGGTGTAAAGACGATGTTTTCAATTGGGAAGTATTCCTTGAGCGCTACGTGATCTCCAGAATTCGCCTTTGGGAATATATCAAGCAGCAGATTCCCAAGGTTTGCAAAGAAGTTCAGTACGAATCACTGCAAGCATACCCACTGTTTGTCCCTGCAGAAGAACGTCAGGAGTTCACTAGTAAACAATGGCATCCTGATCATCCCGTTGGTCCCCGTTATTGGTCAAACAATATCGATTGTATTAAAGAATTGTATGCCTCAACATTCCAATAATGAAGTCCTTAACGCCCTTCGTGATGACTTCAAACTCTTTCTACAGGCTCTTTGGCAGCAACTAGACCTGCCATCACCTACACGAGCCCAATACGCTATTGCTGACTACCTTCAACTAGGGCCAAAGCGATTACAGATCCAAGCTTTTCGTGGTGTCGGTAAATCTTGGATTACTGGTGCCTTTGTGTTGTGGACACTTTTCAACAACCCAGAAAAAAAGATCATGATTATCTCCGCTTCAAAAGAGCGTGCAGATAACATGTCAATCTTCCTTCAGAAGCTCATCATCGAAACGCCGTGGCTATCTCATCTAAGACCGAAGTCGGATGATGCTCGGTGGTCGCGGATTAGCTTTGATGTTAATTGTTCTCCTCACCAAGCGCCCTCAGTCAAGTCAGTCGGTATTACCGGTCAGCTAACTGGTTCTCGTGCAGACCTGATGATTCTCGATGACATTGAAGTCCCTGGTAACTCAATGACTGAGATGATGCGGGAGAAGCTCCTTCAGCTCTGTACAGAAGCGGAGTCCATCCTCACACCGAAGAAGGACTCCCGAATCATGTATTTGGGTACACCCCAAACGACCTTCACCATCTACCGCAAGCTAGCAGAACGTAATTACCGCCCCTTTGTCTGGCCTGCCCGGTATCCACGTAAAGACAAGCTGAGTCAGTACGAAAACCTCCTAGCCCCACAGATCGTCGAAGACATCGAGATGGGTTCTGAAGAATGGGAACCAACAGATCCAGATCGTTTCCAATCAGATGACCTGTTGGAGCGGGAAGCAGCCATGGGTCGTAGCAACTTCATGTTGCAATTCATGCTGGATACCACGTTGAGTGATGCAGAGAAGTTCCCACTTAAGTTCTCAGACCTCATCATCACATCAGTCAACCCTACACAAGCCCCTGATGCTGTGGTGTGGTGTTCTGACCCGCGTAATGTTCTCAAGGATCTGCCTACCGTAGGACTACCTGGTGATTACTTCTATTCACCCATGCAATTACAAGGTGAGTGGGGTCCCTACACGGAGACCATCTGCTCCGTAGACCCAAGTGGTCGTGGTAGTGACGAAACCGCTGCAACCTATATCTCTCAAAAGAATGGCTTTCTCTACGTTCACGAAGTACGAGCGTATCGCGACGGTTATAGCGACAATACACTTCTTGACATCCTTCGTGGGTGTAAGCGGTACAATGTTTCTAAACTACTTATCGAAACCAACTTCGGTGACGGTATCGTCGCAGAACTGTTCAAAAAACACCTTCAACAAACCAAACAACCCATAGACGTAGAAGAAGTCAGAGCCAATGTCCGTAAAGAAGACAGGATCATTGACGCTCTAGAACCCGTCATGAACCAACACCGCCTCATCGTTGATCGTGGGGTGGTGGAGTGGGACTACAGCTCCAATAAAGACGCAGCACCAGAAGAACGACTCCTGTACATGCTCTTCTACCAGATGTCTCGCATGTGTCGGGAGAAGGGTGCCGTTAAACATGACGACAGATTGGACTCCCTAGCTCAGGGGGTCAAGTACTTCACTGATGCCATGTCCATCAGCGCCTACGAGGCCGTTAAAGCCCGTAGACAGGAAGACTGGCAGGATCTCCTAGAAACTTTCCTAGATGACCCCCAGAGCGCTACAGATCACCTCGTGATGGGGTTCTCTCTTGACCAGCGGAGAGCTGCCAGAGGTGCCGGTAAATGGGGCTCTATTCCTACCTGGGTCTCAAGATAAGACGCAAGTTGTAGCAAGCGGTCTGACCGATAACGGATTAGAAGGGGGGAAGGGGGGAGTCGTGTCTCACGTAGACGTGATCCCCAACTCCCCTCTATCAATGTCCCTGGAGATGGACATTCTGTGAGTACTGAACTCAAATGACACAAAAGACACAATTAGTTGATGTCCTCAGCGAACGAAGTGAGCGGGTGAATGGACATCTCTAAATAACTACTACTACTTTTTTTAGAGGAGAAGGAATCGGGATCATCTGAATGGCCTCTTGATTGGCCATCTGAATGATACAGGATTCATTTCTCTTATTAAAAATCCTAGTAACTACCACTTATTAACAAACCAACTAATGCACTCCGTCCAACTCATCCACATCACACCAGAAGCAGAGAACCTTATTAGCTACATGGCTAGGGTTTCTAACCCATCCAATCAATCAAACACTGAGACCAGTGCTAAACTAATTAAATACCTCATTGATCATCAACATTGGTCTCCCTTTGAGATGGTCAATATGTGTGTAGAGATTAATACCACTAGAGCAATAGCAGCTCAGATCCTTAGGCATAGAAGCTTCTCCTTTCAGGAGTTTAGTCAGCGGTATGCAGATGTCACCACTATTGGTACTCCAATCATTCCATCCCTTAGAAGGCAGGACTTCAAGAACCGTCAGAACAGCATTGATGATCTGGATACAACAAAGAAACAACAATTCCTTCGTCGTATTCAACAACACTTTGCAGAAGCTGAAGATCTTTATCGTGAGATGGTGTCAGCAGGTGTAGCAAAAGAGTGTGCAAGAGATGTTCTTCCATTGAGTGCTCCTTCTAGGTTGTACATGAATGGAACGATTAGGTCTTGGTTGCATTATTGTGATCTGAGGACTGCTAATGGTACTCAACGAGAACATGCAATTATTGCAGGGCAGGTACAGGATCTTCTCTATGAACACGTTCCTTATGTTTGTGAGGCGATGTGGAGCAAGGATTAAGATTGAATGAGTTTAAGGCTCTTTATAAAGCGTGGAGGACAAAGATTCCTTGGGTAGATCATCTTCTTCTTGGTCTTTTGGTGTGGTTGGAGGAGAAGCTTATTTCCACACGTGTGGATAACGAGGTTGACCAAGCGATTGAGGAGTATGAGAAGATGGAGGAACCTATGCCTGATTGTGTCACTCCGGTTTATACGGAGAAGCTCTCAGAGGCCTCTACAAGGCTCCCTGAGATGCGTTTAACTGCTCCTTGGTATACTGACACCAAAGAGTGAAAATAAGGCCCTTCTAGGTCATTCTAGGTTGCTTTAGCAAGCACTGGAGGGGTCTTAAATTTATACCATAAATTTTACAGGGCTATTAACGCTGTAGAAGGACGCAGATCCCCCCATATGGGTGCCTGTTCCTGGGCACTTGGCCGCGTTAGTTCTACAAACTAGCTGCAAATGGGGTCAAAAGTGGTATGTATGCACTACTTCTGGTGGTATCTAGTGGTTTTGCGTGGGTCAGACGCTACATATGGTGTGATTAGGTCTAAAGTTATCTGTAGTGTGAAGACTTGTTACAGTATCCTCCACAAGTGCAGGGTCTATCGCTTATGGTTGGCTCAAGCGGCACAGATCGATTTCTGCTCGCTGCTTCCCTCCACTTGTGCAAGCACCACACATGTTCACTACCTACGAAGACTCTGTCCTCTCTGCAGCAGATGAGGACGGCAACCTCACCGACACTGACGCTAGCCGTCTCCTGAAGGAACATGGCTTCTCCTGGTGGCACGTACTGGCAGACGCCCACGGCATCAACCTAGAAGCCCTGGCCAGTAACAATGCTGAGGCTTTGCTGGCCTGGCTCGGTTACTGATTAATCACACGGACGCACACTAACACCATGGAAAAAACCATTCTCCTACTTCTTGTCATCATCGCTCAGGCAATTTATGACGTGCTCGACGGCACCGTTCAGCTAATTGATTCACTGATCACCATCACAGAAGAACTATCCTTTCAACCCATTACCTGCCAGATGCTCCGTTCATACGGTGCAAAAGGTAAGACCAAAGCTCAGCTCATTGCATCTCTCGCGTAATCATGCGGACTAATCACAAGCGTCGTATTCCTGCTGGCTATCTTTATCTCTGGCTAGAAACCGGCGCTTTCTTTCTATTCAGTGCTGCCCTTTGCACACTGACCGTTCTTGGTGGCTTAGGTGTAGATCCTTTTGCCAAGCATCCTCCACAAGTGCAACAAGTAAGCCGTTGATCTTATTCCTTCCACTTCCACCATTAGTCGCTCTTCTCATCGCCCTACATCTTAAGCAACGATGAATCACCCCTATTTGTTTCCAGATCAGGCACCGTGGACTGAAGAACACAGAGACAAGATCGAGACAATCAATCAAGGCCGTGGCTATCCGAATGCTTTTGATGATGAGGAAGAGTTCCTCGATGCACTATATGGCGTAGTTTGATTTACCTAACTCTCTCCACTTCTGCAAAGACTAATCATGGCTCACTGGTACCACCTGACCAAAAAGTCCAGTAACGCTAAGACTGGCCCGATTGCAGTTAGCACAACATCACGTGATAGCTGCTCACCATCCTGCCCTTTGTTTGGTAATGGTTGCTATGCTGAAACCGGGCCTCTCAAGTTACACTGGGACGC